CTATCGTGTCGGGTTAACCAGCTTGCCAACTCTATGCCGAACATAGGCTGTAGTCATGGTCTGCGTGGTATGGGCTAATAAATCTTGCGCTGCTCCCATGCCATCCGACATTTCTTTTTCTGTGCCAGCCTTGGCTCGCAAATCACGGAATTGCCACGTCTGACCAGACTCTAGCCTGGCACGATCAAACTTCGTCCTTAACTTTGAATAGGTCAGCGGTAAACCATCCATATCAACTAACAGCTTCAGGCTACGTACGCTGGCCTGCCGTTTCCGCTCTAAAATCCGCTGAATTAATTTCTCCAGCTCCCCAACGATCGCAATCCGGAGTTTTGCTCCCGTTTTGTTTTGGGTAATCCATAACTCCCCATTTTTTAGATGCCCTTCTGACACCTTTAAAACATCAGCAGGACGCTGGCCAGTTAGCCACGCTAAATCCAGTGCCTCCTGCAGCGCAACATCACCCTTCTCATACACCGCCAGATACTCAGACCCGCCAACATAAACATCTCTGGCCACTTCCTTGTAACCCTTAATTCCAGCACAAGGATTGGGCTGGTTTGTATAGCCCCAGTTACGCGCCGAGTTCCAGATATGCGAAAACAGAGCCTTCTCGCGATTGGCTCTAATTTTGCCACTCCCTGCGTCTGGCTTTCCATTTTGAATATTTCGCTTCGTAGTTTCTGCAACTCGCCAATCCATGTATTGCCGAATATTAACCGGCTGGATTTCATCCAGCGGGGCCGGTGGATCATTAAAAAACTCAAGTAAACGCTTTAACTCCCGTAAATTATCAATTTGAGTGGCTGAAGCTTTGGTCGGCAATACTTCCCGTATATAGCGATCTGCGGCATGTTTAAACGTAATCACAGCAACAATTGGCTCTACTGCCTGCTCCAACTCCGACCATTTCTTTACCGCTAAAACATAGTCACAGCCCAAAGGGAGCTCTTTTCTTGGTTTGCCACCGGCATCGTAGTAATACCAAATTTTCTCACCACGATGCCGCGCACGCATACGCGGTGGCAAATTCTTATTTTTTGTAGCGGTACGGCCCATAAATCACTTTTAGCTGGAAATTACACGAGGAACCCATACAGGCTTTATAGCTGCTGCTTCAGCCTTTCTACCTTCAATTGCTGAACGTGTCACGACTGGCGCACCACGCGCATTCACCCAGAACGCAATGCCAACCGATCTCAGCCATGCACATTGCAGCTCCTCACGACTTAATCCGCGCCGGCCAATGCTGACTCCCGTCAACTCGACCAGCTGGGATTTATTTAAAAACAACACACTTTCTTGAACCAGCATATCCGACCCGCTATTTGGATTGATTAGTAATTTCTTTCTGTTTTTCCCATACTGCTATTTCTTTTTCTGTCATAAACATATAACAGTCGCAGCCGCAGTCCGGACAAACGTGAGTGCGCGTAATACTTCCCGAATAACGCGGTGCAAGATCCCCCTCATAACCACGCCACTTGCATCTAGTTCTGCCACATCGAATAGGAGCAGTTCCCCATTTAGGTCTATCTCGCATTTGAATCTTTCCCCTCGGTCATTTACTAGTTTTGTCCTGGTACTGCTTCGAATTTAAAAGGCGTGGCGTGGAGGCCGAAGCGCTCTAATTGCTTCAGGCTTAATGCGCTCATGTGAGCAACGCGACGATTATTCAGGCTACGCTCGACGCCATCTTTTAAGATCACCCCAGCGCTGGCCAACTGCTTCTTCAGTACTCGATCGCTCTTTACCGGCAGGCCGTTCCACTTTTCACGCAGGGCAGGTTTGCAACTGATGTGATCCATGATGTGGCCAGTGCGGATGCATAAAACGTCCTCATCCTCGCCGTCCTTATTCTTTTCGGTGCTCCATTGATAGGGATGGCGGTATTCGCCTGCGGCCAGCTCAGAAAGGATGATTTCCATAATCCAGACCCACGGCTCCCGATCGGCATCGGTTTCGCCAATGTGCAGATTCATTTCGTGTAGCAAATCCGTAGGAAATCCGCCCCAGCTATCGGGCAGGCCTGCAAACTCGGTCAGTAATTTCCATGCTGTCAGGACAGCTGCGTAGTTTTGCGTCATCCGTGTAGCGCCATCGTCGCTAGCCGGTGCGCGGCTGCCACTACTGCAGAATGCTTTAGCCTCTTCAAAGCGTGCGTTTACGCGGGCTTTGTCGAGTTTGGATAAGAACTGCAGCCACTGCTTAACGGGGAAGCGCGGCAAGGTGTCGGGAATCGGTGCGCCCTTCTTATGGCTTAACTCGGTACGCACAATCTTGCCGATTAAGCTGCGGATCGGCACATCTTCACCCGCCAGCATCACTGGGGCAGAAAGCAGGTACTCAGTCATATCGCTACCGCGCCGGCTAACGGTGTACTGATAGTTTTCCTGCAACATGCCAACCGCTTTATCGATAATGTCTTGGCGGCGAGCGGATAGCTCCTCCCAGCCGATGGGATGGCTGGTGTGGCTGATGCTGGTCAGCAAACGAAACTCGGTCTGCAGTGATTGGCCAGACAGCATGGTAAAAGCGATCGCCCGCTCCAACTTCTTAATCAGCGTGGATTTACCCGCGCCTTTATTAGCCTGCATTTGCATATGTGGCCAGAAGCCCAGGAAGGCTTTTAAGTGCCCGCCCAAGCCCCAAACCAAGGCCAGCGTTGCGGCGTTTTGCTTCATGGTTGCACCAAACGCCTCGATCACGGCACGAGCATCGGCAACTTGGCCAGAGGGGAAACTCAGTTTGTTATAGGGGCACTGTTTTTCTGGATCAGTAAAATAGCAATCTGTGCCCTCATTCACCGTAAGCTGCCCTTCTCGCCATGCGAGGCCAACATAATTAACCGCGCGGCGAGAGCCGATCTGTGACGTGCGCTCCAAGACATTAACCATGCGCTTAAAATTAGCAGGCGAATAAATAGGGCCAAATTTCTCCCACTTAGTCACGTTATGCAGGTCTTCATCGGCAAAAACGCGGCGCAGCAGTTCTGGCCCGTGCCGTGGCACCTGCACTGAGACAGAAAACTGCACATTGGGGGCGCTATCCGGATCGCCAGTCATGGTGGCGCTGGCGCTTTGGATCGTGACACGGGACAAGCTGGCCACCCTAAAGCCGCATAAATCACCCACATCGATTTGCGGCATAGCGTTGTCTTCTGATGCCTCTGTGACTTTAGTGATGATCTGTGTGTGATCGTCCTTCACACGAAACTTCCAATACGCATGGAAATCATGCCCAGGGAGAAATACCCGACGTTTACCTGGCTTATCGTCTTTACCTGGTAATCCGGGGATGAGCCAAGGCTCAATTAATTTGAGGGTGCGTGCAGTGTTTTGTGCGCCATCGGCCTGCAGCATGTCATTCAGATCTATGCCTTCCTCCCAATCGTGCTGATCGACTAAGAGAGCAGGAATATCCAGCACTGTTAAAGCCTCGTGCAGATCCCAAGCCGCCTTTAGGCCTGGGCGAAAGCCGGTGCGCTCATTAATCTTGTCCGCATGATCCAGGCAAATCCGAATCTGTTTACCGCGTGCCCAGCCCCAATCCAGCACATTGATATTGGCCACACCGCGCAGGGCAAATGCAGCGATATGCCGCTCATTGGGGAATGCTGTTTCTACGGACAGCGCATTGATGGGGCTTTCAGTGATGTAAACCGTGCGTGCTGCCAGCAGGCGCTTGATATCACTAGTCCAGCCATAGCCTAGCTTTTCGCCCTGGCATGCGGTTTTGCTCCCACCATTGAGCGCGGGATCGATATAGCGCAAATCAACCGCCACAATTCTGCCCGGATTCAGCGTTTTAACGATAAACGCCGCCGCTGGGCCACAATGCCCTTGCTCACCAGGTGCCGCTTTTGTGCTGGTCCAATCATTAAAGCCAATTGCTTTATTTTTTAATGCGCTTTCAATTACTGGCAATGCAATACCACGAGATTGCAAATACGCAACAACTGGATCGGTTTGAATAAAGCATTTATCTGCAATATATTCGACCATGCTTTTTTCTTGTACGGGCTTATCTTTTGTATCAAAAGGAATGCCATACCATTCATGCAATAATTTCATAGCCTCTGCTATATCAAATGCTTTACCACTATAAATAACCAAATCAATGATGCTGCCTTTTGCATTAGGCGCACCTTCATTGCTCCAATCTTTAAATCCTTGCTCACCGTCTTTTGTGAATATAGATAAAGAAGGTGTGCCATCTTTATGGGCCGGAGAATGCCAAAGGCTTTTTTCGCTCCCATTGCCTCTTTTTAACCCAAGGAAGTTTTCGGCAAGATGCTCTATATCTATCTGGCGTTTTAATTCTTGAATGCTGGCCATTTGTGGCTAATCTTTTTTTAAGAGTGAATCGGTCAAACCAAGTTAGCCTCCCAGCTACTCAGTCTGAAACGCCATATCTGGCGTAATGCCACAACGTGCGCCACTACTACTATTGAGAATCCAAATTGCATCACTACCGACAGCAAGTCGCGCTGGCTGGATGCGCCATGGATTAGCATCGAGATGAATTAAATTACGCACCGTGCGGCAATGCATGCCGTCATCAACACAGACCGGTAAATCCATAGAAACCGGTGTTTCGATAACTGTTAAAGCCTCGTGATAGCTAACTGGGCAGCCATCAACAAGCTGACGGAGATCACCGCTCACAAGCGTAATCGGCACAACCAGCAGCGTGCCATCGCCTGCTGCAATCACATGGCCATAGCAGCGATACAGCACATCATTGGCTGCAAAAGGGCGCAGTTGATCAAGTGTCAGCGTGTTCATATATGGCCTATTCGCCCTTTGCCCACGCCACAGCGTCGGTAATTGCGCAATCTAAACGCTCATGAAAGAACCACCGACCAGCCTCCCGAAACTTAATGGTGATGTGCTCTGGACGCACCATTTGCTCAACACGAATCAACCAACCAAACTTGCCTGTCTCTAGCAGCCACTGACAAACCTGATCATCCGTCTTAACGATCAGCTGAGCGTTTCCTAACGCTGCAGCAATATGTGGGCTTTCTTCATAAATACATTCTGCCAATGTGGCTGGCAGCATCGACCACGTAGCAATTAATCCAGTATGAAACGTGTGATCCACAATCAATGCGGCATCGGCCAACATTGCTTGGCAGTCCAATACGTTTTTTTGCGGCAGCATAGCGGGTGAAGTCGATTCAAAAGCCATATCATTTAGTTTCATTTCTTCTCTCCATGAAATAACAAATCAATTAAATAGCGGATCACGATTTGAAATATTAAAAAAATGATCTTCAACAGACCGTCTTATTTGACGCAGTTTTAATTGCTCTGCACTTATCTTTTCTTTTTCTGCATCAATCGTTGGCTGAATCAGAGATTTAGCAACACCAAATTTACGCGGGGAACAAACCTGCATTTGCTGATGCGCTTGGGGCTTATGGGCTTTAGCTCTACTCATTGCTTAGCTGACTCCATTTTTTGAATATTTATTCATTACAGAGTTTCCACCTTTCATAAAAACCTCCTAAATACCTAGATACAGGTGCCGCCTGCACGGTTTAATTAATAATCATTCCTTCCAACCGTGCGCCAAGCTCGGCAACAGCGGAATGGAGATGATTTAAATCCACAGAAATCATTTTAAATTCATCTTTTCTGAGCCGACCATCCTCAAATGCCTTTGCAATGGACTGGTGCATATGCCCTTCTTCAATGGCAATTTTTCCAAATAACGACAGCAGTTCTGCATCCGCCACATGGTCTAATTTCGGCACCATAAAGAATGCACCACCCACAGAGCGGCATAGCGCCTCGATTAATCTGTAATCTCTTGTCAGTGATGTAATCACGACAACTTCAGCGGCCGTCAGCTGAGCGTTCATATCGTTCGGGTTCGCTTTGTTGTAGAGCGTGGACTGCGGCATGGCCATTAATGCCGCCAGCTCACACACGCCATAGTCCTGAGTAACTTGATGTGCTGCTTCTGCGATATCCAAACTGGGTAATGCTTTCGCCATTGGTAAATCCCCCGCTAGTTTCTGATAGGTGCTTCTTTTTATTTATCTGACAATGAATCCGTCATAAAGCGAGCAGGAAACAGCAGCTGCTCTAATGTCACCGTGTTTTCTAAAGCAAAAACCAGTAGTTCTGCAGTTTCTGGCCGTGGTTTCGCGCGCATTGTTTCAAAGTTTGAAAGCGACTCTTGCTTGATACCTACACGAGTAGCTAAGTCTTTCTGACTTAAGCCCATAGCAGAGCGTGCGCGCTTTAATGCCGTTTCCTTACAAGCTTCCATTGCAGTTCCTAAGGTTCATGAACGCTAATATAGGCAACTCCTATATTTATGTCAAAGCCTATTCCTATTTGTTTTATATAGGCGTCGTCTATACTGTGGGCACGATGATTGGATTCCGAATAAAAACAGCCCGTGTACAACGCCAACTCAGCCAGTCTGACTTGGCTGAAATCGTGGGCGTAAAACAACCGAGCGTGAGTTCATGGGAGCGGGGAGATACAGACCCGACAATGGACAATCTGGCAATGATCGCAAACAGCCTACGGGTCAGCATTGAGTGGCTGGGGCGTGGTATAGGAGAAATGACAAATGAAAGTTATGTGCCCGCACAAGTAAACGAGCACAAACCAATGGAAGAAGAACTGCTACAGCATTTTAGAAAACTAAGCTGGGGCAACCAGCAAGCGCTCCTAGACTTTGTAAAGCGCTGGAAATAAAAAAGGCCACAATCGTGGCCTTTTTACATCACACCTCGAACTGATATACAGCTAACACCGGTGCCTCGCTAATAATTTTCCCATTTTGCACATAGGCCAATTTCCCCGCTGGTATCATGGTCCCGTTCGCTAGGCTTTGCTGCCCGCTATCTACGCTCTCTAAAATACTCTGCCCATTCGCATTAAAGCCCAGCACTCTGCCCACAAAGGGTGGATCCCCCGCTAATAATTGATTTAGCTGCTGCCATGGATTCATTGCCTGCGCTCCAATTCGATATTGCACGACACAATCCCCACTTCATCAGCTGAGAGAGAAACCTTGGTCAGCATGCAACGCTGGCCATTTTTTCCGACCTGAATCAGTGATCCCATATTTTTAAGCACAGGCGCAAATGCACACTCAGCACTAACCCGCCAAGCGGGGCCTGCCTCATTCAAGATCCGCCGGCCACGCTCACGGCCAACCGCAGATTCAGTAATAAATGGATCGATCACTGTTGCGGCCCACACATTGCCAGCGCTACCAGCACGCGTCACTTCCACACTGACTCCGCCAGCCTTGCCTGTTACCAGCACAGCATTAGCCGGCGCGCGGCTATCTAATCGCTCAGCAATCGTTACCGTGGCAGATTCATCCAGAATCGCCGCCAGCGGCATAGCCGACCATTCCCACCATGACTGTGGATATCGGGGCCCAACCGTGAAGGCTTTTTGATCCGAAACGGGTAAAACAATACCGCCAGCCGCCTTGGCCACATCTGCCAACCAGCCTGCAGGTGTACGGCGCTCGATCGCCACGGTGTTGGGCGGCAAGCTCCAAACAGGCAGATTCCACGCCAAGCTGAAGCCTGTATCTGCCAAACCCAAAGCCGCGAGAGCAGCAGAGCTGGTCCAATCCGCCACCAAATGACTAGCGCTGGCCGCATAGCGATCGCCAAGCAAAGCATGCACACCCACCAGCTTTACATTGCACCTTTTCTCGCCAAAAACCTGCTGCACTTCAAAAGAATCCGCCAGCATCAGCCAACGAGCTCCATCGATGGCCACCATAATTTCTACCGGCAAGCCATCAGCGCCCGCGTGTAATCGTGGCGCATCGGTCGCGGCGATTGCACATGATCCTGACCAATAAAACGAATCAATATCGTGATCTAAATTTAAGGACAGCAAGCGCAGCGGTACACCGGCAACAGAAGCTGAGACTTTATGCATTAACGGCCTTCCTGAAATAGTACGAATCCATTGCTGGATAACGGTTTTACAAGCCAAGCCCATCCCTGCCTGCTGCCCAAGCGGCGGCATGTAATCACCGGCTAGATTGATATTTGCTGCCAAGCCAAATGGCGGGATATAGCAACGATGCGGGGGCTGGGGAGGAATAACAACAGCAGGTAGATGCTGATGCGGCACTGCTCGAGCAGCATCCCAACGTAGATCTACATCACGCCAGCGCAGCAGGCCCAAGTCCCACGGCAACAGCGCCGCTGTATGCACGGCCTGCGCAGGCTTCCACCGCATAGAAAACGGCAGCAAAGCCGCGACCCCCTGCTGCCAACTCGCTTTTTTCACGGCCACCCGCAGCGCATTAGGGACAAAATCCAGACGCGCAGCGCTAAAATTCGCCAGCATGCTTTGCCAGGGCAACACCCCCGACATCTGCCGCGCCATAGCAAACTGCCAACCCGCGCCGGAGAAAGAATAGAGCGCATTAAATTTTCGCCACTGCAGACCAATAAGGCCAGATTTAAGCGTGGCTGCCTGCCATTGCATCCCCGCCGGTTTACTTCTTGCCAGCATGGTTTGCCACTGGCCAGCAGCAGCAACTTGCTGTTGCGATCCTGTTTGCCATTGCGCCCCTGCAGATTTTTGCAGGCTGCGGCGCTTGGGAATAACAATACTGGGCGGGTGCAGATCGATCTTGGCGAGCAGGCCAGCGGGAGGCGAATACGCGCCAGCCAGATCGATCGTTGCACGCAAACCACGAGGCGGAGAGTAAATAACCATTACGCCTCCGGCTGCAGCCTGTCTAGCACACCTGCATTGAATTCATCTTGTGGGTCTAGGGCAATCAGATAGCACGGCACATCGGGAATGCCAGTCACGCTATATGTGCCATCGGCAGCGCTGATGCCCGTTTTAATTAGAACGCCGTCGGAGCGGCGGTAAACGCGGTAGGGAATACTTGCTGGTGTGCCATTGCGAGTCAGTACCCCTGCCAGCCGTTTAACACCAGATGGCAGATCAACAACCCCAGGAGTGCCAATCACAAATGGCGGCGCTTTGAATGCGGTAACTGAATAGCTTGCATCCCATGCAGCATCCAACTTACTGTCACTCACACGATTTGCGCTTAACTCATCAATTCCGCCAGCACAAAAAGGGCGGTACAAATCTGCAGCCTGAGCAATAGACTTTATTTCATCGGCACTCAATAGCCGCTTATAAATAGCCAAAGCTGAAATGGCACCGTTTAAAAACGCCCCCCCGATTCCACGCCCAATCCGACCCAGCATGGCAGTGGACGGCATAGAAATATAATTAATATTAACGGGACTGTCATACCACAGCTCACCACAGACCCAAACTCTACGCACCACCTCGCTAGCCTTAACTGCCCCCTGAAACTGAAGAGCAAGCTTCGTCCAGCGTCCCGCTGTAAATAATGGTGCGACATTACTTTGGCGCAGATAACAGCCAATGCCACGCCCCGATTTTGCAGAGCTAGCTAATTCAAAGATTTGCCCAGAATTATATGGGCCAAGCGACATGCTGACGGCGTCCCACCCCCAGCTACTAGGTGCTGCAGCAGAGAACTCAAATAGCTTCATGTTGTTAGAGAGAAACTGAGTCAACGATGGAACATAAACCATCATTACGATCGTCATAGGAGCCTCGATATCCATGCCCCCACCCCAAAACGATGGAATCAAAATCTCATCATCAACACCGTCCAACGCAACAGCAGTGCGCCCTGCAACAGACGCCAAGACAGCCCCGCCTGCAGTAGTTGCAACACCTCCCTCACCAGTAGCGCTTTGCCACTGCTCAATCCCTGAGCCAGTTGCACCCAGCGGGTAGTAACGATGCGGCTCCGCAGCCAATAATTGCTCATGTAATGTCATTACCAAGGCCCCGTTAAGTCAAAAAACACGTAGTTAACCTGATTAACCGTTGGTTTTGCTGTAGCTAAAATCCGTGTGTTTATTGCCAAAACAGGGAGTAATTGCCGCGCTGATCCCAAAACATTTTGCGAAAGAGCAGCGCCGCAATTATCAACACCATAGCGCCACGCCCCCCGATCATTTAATGAGCAAACAAGCCCCCCCAACTTTCCACGAAATAATTTTGCATCCGCACAGTACAAGCGAAGGTCTACCGGCACTAAAACCAGACTATTCGCAAATGGATTCGGTGCAGAAAATAACGGCATAGTCCCTCCAAGCGCTGGGTCTGACATCAATGGCGAATTACAAAATGCAATCTTGGGCGAGGGAAGCACTCCACTGGCATTCTTGTAGAACTGATACATATCTCCTGATGCACCCGCTAGTAGCAATTGAACATTTGAACCTGCATATTGTGGAGAACCAATGCCCGCATAAGAATTGACTGGTGCAGCCCCAGGCCAAATAAATGCGCCTGTATCCCCCCTAATCATTGACCCTGGCACAGACCCAAACGCCACAATATTAAACGCGACATCTCGACGCTTAACATCTGAAGTCATATTCTCCAAGGTGCCTACCAACCCTCCATTTGATACGTCGCCAGCCATCGGTAAAAGTAAATAAAAATAATCCAGCTCACTATCCGCAAAAAGTAGCCACGGCAAAATAACACCGTCATTCCGTCTATATGACAAATAACACGCCTTAGAAAACGTCGCTACATTTACGCTCCCCTGCATCGCTGAACCATCATCAGCCAGTCCAGTAAGCGTCTCAAACAGAGCCATCGGGGCTGAGCCGCGCAAATCAGTACCGTACATACTCGCCAGGCAACGGTCATCAAATGCCAACCACGGCCGGCTAATTGCCCGAGCCCGTGGCTGAAAAGCAATAATATTTCCTGACGGGGATTTGATTTTCCCCCACCCCAGCCCCGCCTGCGCGCCATAGCCATCAACCAAGCATTTCTCTAAAACTACCGACAGCGAACTAGCCGCCCCCAATTGCGGTGCACCTGCATCATCCCAACGAAAACAACGAATTGTCATATCAAGCCCTTTATTAAACGTCTGTATCGCCGCGCAATTGGATGCGCACGCTATCTGTTGCTGGGCCTACCACGCCTTGCAGCGTTGCCCGGCTCAGCCAAAACGGTGATTTTCCTGCGCTGGTGTTGAATCTGAGTTGATTGCCCGCGTTCCAGCCTGAACCCCAGCCGCGCCGATCGATAGAAAAATACGGCGTGCCGGTGGCAGGATTGAGCGGAGCCACATCTTCATTGATGCTGACGCCTTCAGCGACTACGCCAACGGATTCGCCGATGATTTTTACCGTAGTGGCATTGGTAAAATCGATACGCCAGCGCTCGGCGATTGCGCCGCGATTGGTGAGGGTAAGTGGGTATTGGGCGGTGTTGTATTGCGCAGCGATGGCTTGGCCTATCAGGGTATTCAACCATTCCCCGGTCCAAGCGCCCTGCTCAAATGGCGGAGAGAAGCCAGCGACTAAATCCCCTAGCAACAAAGCGCCTGAAACCTGCGCATTAGCTGACCACGCTTTTTGCAGAGGCATCGTAAGCAAAAGTGAAGCGGCAGCAGTATCAACAGCCGACACCAGCGCCATTTCATCACAGGTATGGCGCACGCTGTACGGGCCTAAGAAACCAACCAGATTCAGCGGATTGGCCCATGTTAAAACGCCGGTGTCCAGATCTACGCTATAGCGATCGGAGTAAACCTCACGCCCTGCTGCATCTTCAACAACCACAGCAGACAAACCGCTGCGAGTAACCGTTGTACTCCCCGCCCCCGGCGTGGCCACACTTGTTACCGCCGTATCGTGCAGCACGATCACATCACCGGCGCGCCACAGATCAACGCGACCTGACGGCGGCATTTTGTCCAGATCCAGCCCAACGATAGAGGCATCAAAGCCGGGATAAATGGGCGGGCAGATCAATGCGGCCATGCGATCGATCAGTAATTTCTTTTCACCTATTGCAGCCGCTGCAGTCAGCGTGCCCACACCAACCGCACGGAAGCCATCACCGCGCTGGCTGCCTGTATTTACTGGCAGCGCTTGCGACAGCACCTCGGTGGCCGTTGCTACAGTTGGGTAGCCTTGTTTACTTCTCAGTGGCAGCGCAAATTGCAATGCGTCCACAGTAACCGATGCCTCATCAAACCAAGTCCCTTCGTCATACCCTGGCAAGCGAGTAACGCTGCTGGTGGAGCTAATCGTTTGCTCAAAGATCAAATCCATCGCCGTATAGCTATAACGACGGATCGAAATTTTACCAAGCCGTGGCGGGGCAGAAAGCGCAGGGGGGCGGCCATTTTGCAATGCAACACCCCGACGCAATTTAAGTGCGGTCGCATCTACTGCAATATCCGCATCGATGACGACAGACCACGCCACGCCTAGGCTATCTCCATTTACAGCAGACCAATCCAAACCTGCCACGGTAGATACACCAGAAAACACGCCTACAGCCGCTGCAGCATCTTGAAAATTAGCCGGGGCAATATGCTCATTTTCTAGTGGTTTTTTTAACTCCAACTGCACAGCGGAATACCAGGTATTACCGCCGGGGTTAAGTGACGGCGAAAAAGTGACCACTCGCACCACCTCAACCAGCTCGCGCTTTAAGCCGCTACGTGTGGATAGATAAAACGCACGGCCAGCAAACATCGCGTTCATTTTTTCTTTAGTCAGGCCACTTTCCCAGAGAGCAAGAGCAATCACGACTGCCCCGCGTGGATAGCTGGCACCGTAGGCCAGAGGCCATTTCCAATCGCCAATATCGCCCCCCGCCACGCCCGTGCCCTGCATTCGCCCCTGAATATCAGCCCGTGTTTCTGCCCAGGAATTGGCACGCAGCAGGCAAACATCGATTAGCGGGTCGGTTGCATCGTTCTGCAAAATAACGTGCGCGCCGTAAAATGGCTGTGAATCATCACTGGCCACGCCCGCAAAGACCTTGCGGATCGAAACACGGCCAGTGGTTTTATCTAGGTGTGACACATCGGGGAATAGATTATTGGCGCGGCCAGACTGCAGCGCCGTACCCGTCATCATGCCGCCGCCATCACTGGTGTCATCTAGCCGGTTGCTTTGCAACAGCACGAGGTTTTCTGTGGTTAAAGGCATGTTTAGACCGTGAGTAATTTAAGGGAAACAACGTAAACATCAGCGGGGCGTGGCACCGCAATCCGCCGCAATGGCACGGCATCGATCGGCTTATCAGACTGCCGCCAGCGCACCGTAAATACACGATTATCGGCCAGCGTTAATTGCATGTTTTCCGGCTTGGCCAGCCGCGTCTGCAGCTGCTCAAGCTGCTGACGTGTCACCCAGCCCAAATCACGCTCGCCTTTAAGCGTGATTGACCGGCCTGCTTGCATTACGCCCTCTTGAATAAGATTGCTGCCATCCAATGTGCGGGTGATTTTTTGTTTAATGGGCGTCCAGTCAAACTCATCAACCCAAATCAGCCCGGAAGACAGCTCGACACCATCTAAAAAAATAAAGCTGCTACTCATAAGGCACTCCGGCTTTTGGCATCAGCCAGCACCGCCAGCAGCCCATCCACATCCATCTTCGAATTAGCCGTTAAAGAAATACTGCGGCCACTCGGCGTAGAAAGCTCAATGCGATGGATCACCTCTTGAGGAGGCGAAGGCATTACCGGCTGGAGGGTAGGCACTGGCGCAGGAGTGGGCGTGTGCCTTGGAGGAGGTGTTGGGGCGGGTGGCGGTGGCGGCGGCGGAGGAGCCGGCGTCTGGCGGTGATAGCCAAAAACATTAGATCCAGCTGTGCCCGTATTGCGGCGCTGCTGCAAAATATTAAATGCGGCTTGCTGCACGCTATCGCCGTTTGTGCCATCAGAGCCGCCCGCTGCTTTGGTCAGCTCATCGGTAGACAAGCTATTCAGGTTAGGGCCACCCACTGTGCGCACAGGGGTCAGCGTATTACGGCGAGCTGCTTCTGCGGCTTGCTCAGCAGCCTTCAATTTCTCGACTTGCTCAACGGTGCGACTAATTTCGTTTTGTGCGATACGCTGGCCAACGGCGATGCTCTCACCCGCTTTTAGCCCTGCATTGCCCTGCTCCACCAATGCCTCAGTGCCTTTTCGCGTAAGTAGCTCTGTCTTAGCTGACTCTTCACGCGCAGTCAGTCCTGCAATTTGTGCAGACTTTGCTACGTGCTCAAGAGCTGTATCCAAAGCATTTGCAGCAAGCTCACCCCGCTGTACTGCAGCCCGTACAAGCGCCAAATCTTTAACCGCTTGATCAGCCTCAAACTGCAGAGCCTTCTTGGTTTTTAAGCCTAAGCGATCTAACGCCTCCTCGAGCGGCGTAACGGCCTTATGCGTTTTATTTAAGGCACGTTCAGCTTCTTGCATACCTGCCGCGATTTGCTCACCTGTCAGCTTACCTTTTTTGCCCAGGTCAACCATTTCGGCTTTGAGGCTTAAAACGGCTTTTTCGCTATCAACTGTTGTAAATGCTGCTTTCAGAGCCATCGCCAATTGGCTACCAGTCAGCGTTCCTGCCTCGGCAAGTGACTTAAAACTGGCCACAATATCTTGAGACTTTTTACTTATACCAGTCAGAACCTGGTCAGCATCTAAGCCCAGTTTTTTTAATGAAACTTCTGTAATCTGTTTCAGAACACTCGCAAAGTCCCCGGCCATAACAGGCAAAGCCTTGAGCTGAGCCTGTAAGCTGGCAAGCTGCTGGCCATCCAGTTTCTTCAGTGCTTCATCCAGTCCTTTTGCGCCAGCGGTACTCTCTCGCATCTCAGGCGGGATCGTTGCCAAGGCCAAACCGAACGCAGAGACACCACCGGTATCTAAGGCCCTAGCAAGCGCCTCTTTTAGCTTGTCCGCACTCTCTTTACTCAGATTTATGGTTCCGGTAGCCAGCCCAAGCGCCGAACTCATCTGCGACGCAGCTGCAGTCGTCTTGGCTGCAGACTGCTTGGCAGCTTCACCTACATTGTCCAAGCTGCCAGATAAGAGTTTGGAGTGTTTATTTACTGCATTTAAGTTTTCGGCCGCACGATCAAACGCCTCGGAAAGCTGTTGTCCAGCAAGATCACCTTGATGCAAGGCGCGGCTTAAGGATTCTCCCATGCCAGCAAAATCTAACTTCAATAGTTGTTGTGCTGCGGTCCCCAGATCTTGAATTTGTGCTGCACCAACGGCCGCCGTATAGCCAATTGTATTGCCCAACAATTTAAACGACTCGGCAGCACCAACCACCACGCTTGCCAAAATTTTAATACTTTCAGCAAAGCCATCAATCACACCCGCCTGACCTAAACTAACCAGCGCCGTATCAATAGCCGTTTGAAACCGCCCGACTGAAGCCTGCAAGGATTCCACTTCTTTTTTCGGATCACCAAAGGTTTTATTGAGCTCTTCAGCTAATTTTGGCAACAAATCAACAGCAGCAACCTGTCCAGTTTCCAATAGTTTATTCAACTCGGCTTCAGTCACTTTTATTGCTTTGGCCGCGAGAGCAAATGCCCCTGGCAAACGCTCTCCAAGCTGTCCTTTAAGCTCCTCTGACTGAACGGTTCCCTTGCTCATCATCTGCTCTAAAGACAATAAAACGCCCTTAGTGTCATCGCTTGATTTGCCCAGCACCGCCATAGAATGAGCAACAGCTTCAAATACTAACTTGCTCTTTTCTCCTTCCAGCGCACTGCCTTTCATGGCAACAGCGAAACCAGAATATGCAGCTTGTAAATCCCGAATAGGGATACCCAGCCGGTCAGCAGTTGTAGCTATATATTTCAGCTCTTCATTTGCTTTTTCAGTGCTGCCGGTCAACAGCTGCATGGTTCGCTGAAAACCGTCTGCTGCAATATTTGCTTCCAAAAAACGCTTAGCTAGAGCTGCACCTGCCCAAGCCTGTGCAATGCCATACATTTCCTGCAGCCTACTGCTAATACCCATGACATGAGTTGACGTTTTTTCAGACTCATCGCCAACTTTTTTAATTGATTCAGCTATTTTTTTCAGGCGTGGCGCTGCTTCCGTACCCGCCCGCCCTGCGCCCTGAATTTCACTTGCTGCCGATTTTGCTTTCGGTGCAGCACCGGCTCCAGCCTTGCCAGCTTGATCCATAGCCGTTGCGGCCTGGTTTATTTTTGGGGCCGCATTGGCACTTGAACGGCCCGCCTCCTGCATTTCATTCGCTGCAGATTTAGCCTTAGGTGCTGCAGTTGCGCCAGCCTGCCCTAGTTGCTCCAAGTCCTTAGTCAGCTTTTCAGCTTGTGGCGCTGCCTCACTACTCGCCTTACCGATACCACGAAGCTCATCCTGCATTTTTTCGATAGCTGCAGAGCCTTTCGTAACCGCTTCAATCTCAATTTGTACTTTTTTGTCTGACATCAAACAGCCCTAAAAAACGCAAGATAACGCCTAAGTCGACGACATTGATGTCGTCGACTTAGATCCATCAAAAACAAAATAAAAAACTCACCCTACATATCAATCACAGCATTTCAATCAGACCAAGCTGCCCCATCAGCGCGTTGTTAGGCGCGCCTGGATCGGCCATCAACTCGGCTTCTAAATCCAGTTCGCCAAATTTTTTATTACTGATTAAATCCACTACTTTGGCGGGGTCAAAGGTCACACGCCACAGGCTCATCCGCGCCTCGCGCCCGCTTTGCGCCTTGTTATTGCCCTTAAAAAGCACTTCATACTCAGCAGGATCGGCACTAAAAATGCCGACATTTACCGCGCTGGCGTAGGAGTAATTAGCCTTGATCGGCATCACAAACGGGCCGGTAATGCTGAGCACCTCAAAGGTGCCAAACTGTGGGTCAAGGCGGAAATGCGTGCCTTCAACTAACGAGAGCGGCGTTCCTGTTGAATCTTTCAGCGTCACCGCACTCACTGCGCCATGGGCCAGCTTATAAATGCCGCCAACTTCGAGAATGGCGAAGCTTTCATTGGTAACCGAGCCACCAACCACAGCTAAGCTAGTGGCATGCAATGCCAAAGCAGCCACATCTGGATCAAACTGGTTTGTCTTCAACTTCAAGGCAGCCTCAGGCGATCCATAGCGCACATCGATGATGCCCTCGCCATTACTACCTTCCAGCTTAGTTTTGTCGCGCTTCAGCGTGAGCTGTAAGTCAGGGCAGTTACCCAAGAGGCGGAAATTATTCGTGCCTTTTTTTCTAAGCAGTACTTGGCCATCAAAGCTAAAGTGCTCGCGGATAAATGGAGTGGCTGGCATTTATTCGGCTTCCTTTTTTACGGCCACAGCGGCCTTGGTTTTTGTGTCACTGGCAATACCGTTTTCTTTTAGCCAGCCTGCAGTGGATTCATCCACTTCAATTTCATCGCCAGCGCGGTACTGCTTGCCAGCATCGATATGGTCTTGCTTCAGTAATACCTGGGGCATATAGCCTCCTTTAGATTTACAAATTAGGCAGGGTGAGCTGTATCGCCACCCAGCCGTAGGGAAACTCCAACTGGCTGCTTTGCCTCAGCTCGCTAATCGCTACCGGCCCCAGCTCTCTAGGCAAGCAGTCTTTATCTAAAGCCCTGAGTAATTCATCGGCAAAATCGCTCTCGGCATCTTCAACATCACAAGCATCAACTCCACTGACAAACAGTTGAGCGATGATAGCCACGCGGCGCAAGCCACTATTGGCCAGCTCGCCGGGGATATTTTCTAAATCTTGCATGCCCTGATGCACGATGGTAATCACCCCCTGCTTCAAAGCAGCATCGCCCCGCTCGGCAAAATCCTGCATAGAGCGAGTCACAATCCGGGTGGGCAGCTGGGAGGATAAATGCGCTTTTAACGCGTTCATCCGGGTAGATAGCCTGCTCATGGCATAAACCCCTGCAATGCCGAATCACGCAAAACCTGCATTACTCGGCTTTCTGTATTGTTGAATGCACGTTCGGCAAATGGATTCGCTGCAATGCCTTTTTTGGCAATGGCGCGACCAATTAAAAACGTCAATGAATCTACCTGCTCCTTACCGCCCTTTTTACGGCTTTCCCGAGCACCAACTACACGCAACCGCACCCACTCAGCAAAAGCAGAGCCTGGCCTCATATTTGGAAACCGCCCAGGATTACGACCTTCATGAACAAATCCCGCATAGTTCACACTGGGAGCAACTACGCGCACCAGATCACTTGGCCGACTCACATGGATAGAATTGGTCAACAACGAAAAACCCTTGGGCGATTCTTCTTTCATCGAAACTGCAACAATTTGCCCAGCCTGATCCAGCCCAGCAATAAGTGACTTCTTTAATGATTCCTCTGTGGATTTCAGCGCTGTTTGCACATCTTCATCATCAACACGAATCGTAAAACTCATGAGCGCCCAGCCTTCCAGAACTCACCCAACAGAGCCTGATACAGTGCCGCAGGTGTGCTATTGCGCGGCGAGCCGGTCAGGCCATCGCGCATAGCCACCGGCTTATTGATATTGCGCATGGCCAGCTCTCGCATAGCCTCAGCTTGGCAACGCAATACAAGCAGCGGCAGATCTTGGCTTGGCACTGTGGTTTGCGCCGCTGTGCCGACTTTATGCAGGCCAAGGTAGTGATAAGAAAAGCGGCTGCCACACACGCTAAGCTGCAGCTGCGTAGGCGCTGGGCTCAGTGTTAAAGCCCGCTGATCATTAATATCAACTCTGGCTACACGCGGTAATTGGCCGGGATAAAGAGGCTCCCACGGCATATGGCCGTGATCACCCCAGATCATTTGCCGAAACTGAATAAAATCAGCAGGCACGGCATAGCAATTTGGATAATCAGCAATTTGCCCTGTTAGCAGATCAAAGCTGCCAATGCCGATGCGTGGCCGCTGCGTACTGAAATCAGCGAGGGCCGTATCCAAATGGCGCTGAAAATCTGCATCATCTGCAGCCTTAAACCCACTGACGGCATCGCCAAGGCTGGCTTTCAGCTGAGTGATAATTTCACCCCGGCTAATCATTACTGGCCCTCACCTGTAGTTTTTTCTGCATTAGCTGCACCCGCACGATTAAGCAGATGTTCAGCTACCGCACCCAGCACACCCTTGCGGCTTTTACCCAGCTGCTCCAGCTCCCCCAAGCGCTCCAGCTCTTCATCAGGCAGATCAGCCATTGCAGCCAGCACGCTGTCTACATTGCCATCCAACAAGAGCTGCATTGCCAGATCAATCTCTGATACATCAATTTTCTCCTGCTCATCAGCAGGGCCATCCGCTGGAGCGGAATAATCAGGGTGTAAGTAAGCTTCAACAGAGCGAGTCTGGCCGGGAGGAATAGTGAATAAACCAACCGTAACAAAGCGGTCGGTTTCATTAGTAAATGGCACGAGGTTTGACATGATTTTTCCAGCACAAAAGCCCCGCTAGCGAGCCAGCGGGGCGGGTTATTAACGGCCTGTAAAGGAATAAACCAACACAGAAGTCATGCGGTTACGAACCGGAGTAGGAACCTTAATGGCGTTGTACTCTTCGCCATACGCTTGCCTTTTACCGATTGGCACACCTTGGGCGTTGGTGACTTCAAAAGGCGCGCCCATTTCGAAGGGTTTGGCCACGGTATAAGTGAGCTGGCCACGCTGGCCCAGCAGCATGCGCTGATCACCCAAATCAATCCCTGGCGCATTGGTGCCAAAGGTCGGGATGCTCTTGATGGCCTGTAAATCGCCCTGGCTATCTGTTGAAGTGCCGTTCTTATTCAAGAGGCTGACAAACTGCTCTGCATTAGAAATCGTGTCGTTTAGGGTAGGGCTCATTAGCGCGAAATCAGGCTGAATAAAGCGCTGGCCAGCCATCATGGCTTTCTGCGCACCCACGGCCTGTAAAGATTTATTCAACTGCTTTTCAAAGGTACTGCTGCCTGGCACATCCAGATCCACCTTGATCAGATTGGTGGCTCGGCTGTAATCCACGGTGCAAACACCGGTATTAGCAGGGGTTACGGGCACGCCATCTTTATTTACAAACTGGATGTAACCCATATTGAAGCTGGTCACGCGGTAATAGGTGGCGGCAGGCTGAGCACCAGAGCCATCCCATGGCAACACGGCCACAGCATTCAGTTTTACCACCATCGGGTTTTCAGGAGGGCCAATCGGGGTGCCCTTAATATCAAACGCTTGATACGGGCGAACGATAGGGAAACTGGCCGTTTTAATAGTGTTTTTAGTGGTGCCATCCAGCTGCGCCGAGATACTTTCCGCTGCAACCCCCACCGCGTTATAAGCATCCGAGCTGCGCTGTAATTCATTCGCAATACGCTTTGCCACCAGCTCACGCATAACACGGGCGCAGACCTCAATATTGCGGGCCATCGCATCCCAATTGATCGCGCTGGCACGGCTAAAGTTAGCCATTTCATTGGTGATGATGTAAGCCACTTTCATCGGCAGAATGTAGGCCGTATCCATCGCTTGAGTAATTGTGGCGTAGTTAATCGCGCCACCCTCAAACACCACGCCGTCATTCACCACGCCAGATACATCGCGGTACTCATATGGGATTTGGGTGGTTACGGTCGCAGTGAAATCGGTCAGCGTATTAATCAGCTGCAAGATATTCAGATCCGACAAAGCTTCACGGATTACTTCACGCTGAAAGCCGATCGGCAAGCTACCACGGGCCATATTTGTTTCGCCCCCCGCCAGCATCTTCACTTCTTCGGCAATGGCATACGCATTAATGTGATCAAACTGAGTGATCACTTCATCTACAAACGGAGAAACCTTCTCCGCCAGCTTCAGCTTGCCACTAGAAAACGTCGACGTGCGCTTTAGCATATCGGTGTAAGTGCCAGACAACTGCTTGGCACCCTCATCTGGCATAGAGAAGCGAACCGATCCCGCAGGAGCAAAGCCCAGCGCCGCCAGCTGCTTAGCCGCAGCCTGCTGATTGCCCTGGCTAAGCAGCATTTCAGACAAGGTTGTAATCTGCGCATCACCCCAGCCCGGCATCAATAGCGTTGTGCCCTGCTCGCAAAGGGTTTTCTTTGCCGCATCGCTAAGGCCAGATGCATTAATCTTGTCGCTAAGCAGCTTAGCGGCCGCCGCTTTATCATCGCTTAACTGCTTAACTGCAGCGGCATCGCTAGCACGCTGCTCGGCCAATGCCTTAGTGACTGCTGCAGCCACATCAATCGTTTGGGCAGGGGCATTAACAGAAAGCTGAATCACGCCACCACCGGCCAGCTGCTGTGAAAGCTGCACAGCAGAAGCTTCAAATTGAGCCAATACCGCTTCAGCGACTTTTTCATCTGTAACGCTGGCTTCAGACAAGCATTTTTCAGCAGCGATAGATAAACATTCAATAGCCGCAGCAGACAGGCCTTTAGCCACAAGGCTTTGTGCCAAGCGTTTTACGTGTTCTTTCCACATTGTTTGGATCTCCGACAGAAGCGTTTTCTGTAGTTCTGGGTGTAATAGGATGGGGAGTTCATTAGAGGCGGCACTTACACTCAATTTCACCGGATCCAGCCCTTTAATCACTGGACGCACAGTGAGGGCAGCGCCAAGCAAGACACATCCGTGCTGCTGGCCCGCTTCGTTGTCGATGAACTGTTCGTGGTATTCCGCAGAAAGGTATTTATATTTCTTGCTACGCACTGCAGTGACCCCGTAAGGGCTCCACTCCACCAATGCGCGCAAGCGATTACCTTCAATGCCCAACTTGAGAACGGTAGCGGCCGCTCCATCCCCAGGCTCATGGTTTACATCGATAAAAATATCCTGCCCAAATGTGCGCTCATCAAAATTGCGCACCATAGACAGCAACATTTCTTTGGTAATTTCAAAACGGCCATAACGCGGATCAGTAAAGCTACCTGTTCTGGTCACGGTTACCCACGTCGGCCCTGGAGCATCTCCATCTGCCAAGGTCACGCTAAGAGCGGACAGAAAACGTACTGCCTCAGGGCGGTTAGATTCAGAAAGTTTGATGATTCGCGCCATGCCGATTCCATGAAAAAGTGGCACAGCGGAAAAAGAAAAACCCCGCTGCGCAGCCCTTTATGGAAAAGGGCTTACACAGCAGGGTAGGGATTTAATGCAAGACTAAAAAGGCACCAAAAGCACCGTTAAAACTCGGGGTTCACCTCCAATGCCACTTTCAATTCCTGCACCTGCACAGCATGATCCCGAGCGAGGGTATCAAGCACCGCAGCAATATCTGCAGGGCGATCTAAATACAGACTTTCGCGCAGTAAATGAGCCAAGCCCATCAGTGCGGCTTCGTGCTGTTCCAGCCCCATTATCAAATCTGACATGCTTATCCTTTATTAAAAAGTGAGTGGCAAAGCGCAGCCAGACGGCAAGGGCACACGCATCCGCGCTTCGTACAAGTCTTTACGGGAATCAAGGCAAAAAATCTTAAACCCCTGATTGATCCACCCAATAAACGCATCCTCCGGTGAGCCGTCCCCCACCATCGCAGTTTGAATCGGCACACGAATTTCATGAAAAGCAGCAATGAGTGCAGAAGCCATGATCAACCCCCTTCAGGTGAATGAGCTAATAAATGCTCTATACGGTTTTTAGCCCGCTCAACTGCATAGGCATATTTAAATACCACGGCCCGAATATCATCCGGCAGGCTGGCATAAATCTGGTCCGCCTCATTGAACGCACTCATCGCACGGCGAGCTTCTTTTACTGTATCCATTTTCTTAGCCATTTTGCGGCTCCTTTGGTGAACCCAACTCAGGGAGAGCTGGCAAAGGTTGGCCTAAAGCTCCTGCAATTTCACGTAATAGCCCCACAAGTACATTTCTAGAGAACGCCTCCTTACTTTTTGCAATATCCAAAGCCAGCTGCCTTGCCATTTTAAGCAGGGCCAGCCGGTCTTTAGTCAGCGCACCACCGGCGCTATAAAAGCCTTGTTTACGGATGGCGGGCAGTACCAAGCTGCCGATCCACTCCTTAAACGGCTTCACTTCTGGCTTGCGGCTACCTGCCAGTAAAATAAACACACCGGCCTCGCTGACTAAATTCAGCGGCTTACCCTTAGCCTCTATTGAGCGCATGGCTACATCTTCAGCTTCCAACCGTTGCACGGCCATCGTTGGATTACCCAAGCCAATTGCCTCGCATACATCGGCCACGACAAACCACACCTCACCATCGTTACGCAGTAACACCCGCACATCGATGCGGTTTTCAAAGCAGTAGCTAAACACAAACCCTAGATTTGGCGCGGCTTGCGGCGTATCGCTGGTCGGCTGAATGCTTAGTGTTTTGCCTTCTAATACATCCAGTACCCAACGGCGGAAAGCTTTAGCGTTTTCGGTTTGAGCAAACATCCCCAATAAATAGCAACCACGAGGAGAGAAAATCCGAACTTCGCGGGCTTGACCTGAGCTTGCAGATTGCAAGCTCAGATCACCTGCGCTCCCATTTTGGGAGCGCAGGTCAGGCAACTTAACCAAGGCCGTCATTGAGTCATCAAACTCATCAGCATGGCGAGTATATAACTCGGACATTTTGGCCCTTGGGCTTTGATAACCTAGAGCCGCCCCAATTTGAGCCCCTCTCAACCAAGGCTTGCCGTGAATATCAACCACATCAAATGCAGTTTCTTGAAAAACTAAAGCTGAGGACGTGCTAGAATTAAGGTTCATGTTATTTCCCTTGTAAGTTGTGGCATGTAACGGCCTTAAGGTGTTCCACCACCTTAGGGCCTTTCTTTTGGCTGCTGATTACGCGCATTTCTGCACCGCCTTTAAATAATCCCGTTTGGGCTGCCGCCCCGATCGCAAGCCTTCCAGCCTTTGCGCCTCTTCTTCCAACTCACTTCTCCCTGGTGTGGCATAAATCCGCGCACTGGCGGTGCTGCTCTGGCCCAGCGCATAGGCCACTTGCGCATACGGGTCTTTAGCCACAGTTTCCCTCATAATATTCCGCGCCTTTGTATGCCGAAACCAGTGTGGCGAAGCATCTGCAGGCAAGCCCGCCTTGGCCGCCCACTCTGCCAGCCGCGCCTGATAGCTACGCACCGACAAAGCCATGCCTTCTTTACGCCCCACCACCAAAGGCCCATCCACAATACGGTTCAACGCCAGCAATTGCCGCAGGGCCGCCGCCGCCGCATTGTTCAAGATGTAGCAATGGGCATTGCGCTCAGTTACCCGCTGCGCTTTTTGTGTCAGTGGATCCAACACCACCACACCTGCCTCTTTTAGCACCTTACCTTTCACCCCCTTCCGTTTTTCAGCCGCGATATACAAACGCCCATCCGCCAACCAGCGCTCTGCATCTTGCCGAGTAGACGCGGCAAACTCGCTGATGCGCAAGCCGGTTTCCAGTAAAAACTCATATACCGCCAAATCACGCTGCGCCAATTCATCGGCTCTATGCGCCTTTAGTGTCTTGAACAGCTGCTTGAGTTCTGCTTGAGTAAAGTCGTTATTCATCGTCATCTCCTTAAAACGTTTAAGAGGCTAATTCGACGCTGGGTTCAGACTCTTTCTGTTTTAAGCCCTCTTGAATAAAAAATAAAATCTGACCGTTCACTGAACGACAACTGTGCTCAGCCTCTTCCTTTACCTTCTCTGCCAGCTCAGGAGGAACTCTGAGTTGCATCAATACCTTAGAAACCATTTTCAAATCCTCTTTCTAAACTCTGGTTGTTTTTAAATAATGGCCTAGGGCCATACATACACAATAAATACTCTTAGTGGCAAAGTCAATAAAAAATATGGCCCTAGGCCACTAATTGCAATGATGGCTATCTGCCATTACTATTGACCCCATGCCTAAACAACTCACCCCTAGTCGCACAGCTGATAAGTACATTCTTCGTCTACCAGATGGGATGAGAGATCTTATTGCCACAACGGCCAAGACCAACAACCGCACCATGAACGCAGAAATTGTTGCTCGTTTACAAAACTCTTTTGAAACTGAGCATTCAACCGAGAGCAACCTAAACACTGAAACCATAAAAAAAATGCTGCTCGATCAAGAGCAGCACTTAGAAGAAAAAATTAACAACGCCATGAGCGAGCTACTTAAAGTACTCAAGCCATAAAAAAAAGCCAGCATTCGCTGGCTTTTTTAGGCACTATTTGCTTACAAAAAACTTCCTCTAAACTACCGGTAAATAAAATGTCTTTCCTGCCCTTCCTCATTTTTTGCGGCATCATTTTTGGAGCTTTTTATTTCTTTTTTTCTTCCAGAGAGCGGCGCAACCCACGAGGCAATCAATATATTTGCTCAACATGCGGCTGCAAAACACCTGAATCACACCGGGTTTCGCGGAGGCTCCAATTCTTGAGAGAATGGCGCCATGAAGAAATCAACTCACTTTTCCCCCGAAGTCCGTGAACGAGCAGTTCGCATGGTCATTGAACACCTTGCTGAA